CCGTGGCGTTTGCGTCGGCTTGATCGGCCTTCAGGCTGTCGTAGGCGCTGCCAAAGAAGTTCGGATTGCTGCCTTCCGGAGCCAGTGAATGACGGTCAATGAATGCCGGGATCGCGATAGCGGCCTGCTTGGCACCGCGCAAGGTGTCCATGACGGCCTTGCCTGCACCAGCGGCGAAGTTCTGCGAGTCCGAACCAAGGCCGTTCTGTGCCTTGCCGCCGTCATCCGGAGAGTTGGCGTCGATCAGGTGATACAGGCCAGCCTTCTTGTAGAACTCTGCCGGGTCCGCATCGGGGTAGTACTTCTGACGAATGGCAGACGCCAGTTTGCCGTCCGGCACATCGGCATACTGCGGGTACTGCTGTCGGATGTCGTCGAGTATCGTCACAGGCCAAGTCCAAGCGGGTCTTTCGCGTTGAGGTCTACCTTTCCGCCACTCGGCATCGAAACGGGGGAGGACCCGCCCCCATCACCCGAGAACTTGTCGAACAGCTTCTTCGCCTTCGGGTCGATGACCTGAATGCTCTTTGAGCCATAGCCCAGTGACTGGTCCGCCTGATCCTGCAGCGCCTGGAGGCGACCCAGAACGAGACGGGAGGCTTCCTGATGGGCAGCACGGAGCGCATCGGCACCGTTATTGGCGTCGAAGATAGCCTTATTGTGCTCACGATCACCTAGCGCACTCTGTCCGCCCGCGAAGGTCTTAGCCAGCTCGTCGCCGACTGCACCCGATGCGATGTTGAACTTAGACAATTTCGCCTGTCCAGGCCCGCCAAACGTTGACGATGCTAGGTTCGACACGGCGTTCAGTGGCTTGACGTTGGAGTTGTCCAACTGATCGATGGTCGAGCCGAACTCGTCAAGATGGTGCGCAAGCGTGTTAAGCGACTTGATCTGTTCGCCGATCTTTCCCGAGGTAAAGTTCTGCCGTGCCGCCGCACGAGCCTTGTAGGTGCCCGCATCCAGTGTCGGGTCAACCTGCTGGGCCACCGAGATAAGACGCTACCAGTTCGGATCCATGGCCTGCTTACCAGTGGGCACCGGGTAGCGACCGTCAACAATCGATTGGACCGCGGCCTTGTCGGAAGGTGAAAGGCTGTCGATGGTCGGAACCGAGCTTGTGTCAGCACCGCCGATACCTAGGGCGCGCTTCACATCGTCATCCGTGCCGCCGTACTGTTTGATCAGGGCGACCTTCTGCGCGAAGGCCGAAGCGGCCGACTGCTGGGGTGCAAACCGGCCCGCCGTCGCGATGGTCTTCCACGTGCCGTCTGACTGTTGCTCCTGAGTGACCTTGTTGTTGCCCATATCGATTTCGCGAGTCGGGGCAGTATTGAGGTCGCGCTTGGTCTTCTGGCCCTGCAACTCGGCGTTCTTCGACTGTAGTTCGTTCTGATGAAGCTCCATCGCGGCCTGCGGATCGAACTGGGCCAGTGCCGACTGGTATCCCGGCATATCGAAGGTGCCATCTGGCTTGGCAAACTTAAGTGCCAAATCCTGAATCTGCTGGCGACGCTGCATCTGCTGCTGCTGGTCGTCCATCTGCTGCTGCTGGAAGCGCTGCTTGACCAACTGCTGACCGCCCTACTGGGCCGACTGGATGCCGCCGAGAAGGCCGCCAGAGAGGGCCTGAATGGGCGTCACCCCCGGCTGAGAGTTAGCCGACAGGGCCGAGAGCCCAGCCTGAAGCAATCCGCCACGCGCAAGGCTTGTCCGGTCCTCATCGCTGAGTCCCGGCTGGTTACCCGCAAAGATGTCCTGCCATGCCATTACTTCATGCTCCCGAGCAGGCCAAGGCGCGTCCCGTTGCCGATGTATCCGGCCTGTCCCTGCTGAATCTGGCCGAGCTAGACCTGACGGGCATGAGCCTGTAGCGGGGACATCGTGCCTTGCGTCGGCATCGTGCCCTGTGTGGCCCCCGCAGATCCCGCCAGCTTCGCCCAGTCCGTACCGGGGGCCTACTGCTGACCCTGATACTGGTTCTGCTGGAGAGCCCACTGGCCGATCTTGGAGAAGTCCAAGCCCTGCGTGGCGGGAGACTGGGCCTGACCGCCACCAAGAATCTGGCTGTAGTCCGTTGGCTGTTGGAACTGCGCATACTGCTGCATCGGAGCGCCGGCCTGCGCGTTTGCGTTGGGACCAGCCAGCCCGGAAAGAAAGTCGAAAGTGCCCATGTGTCCGCCTTAGAGGTAGTAGCCAGCCGCGCCCATGACGCCACCAGCGACAGCGCCGATAGCCGTACCGATACCCGGAACAACGCTACCGAGAGCGGCGCCAGTTGCCGCACCGCCGAGTGCGGACGTGGCAGCTCCGCCAACCGTTCGTGGCTTGTAGGCCGGATTGGCACCCGTCGTTGCCGATCCAGTGAAGTTGCCAGACACCGCGTTGAGCGCGTTGCCATAGTTGTTGATCTTCTGCTGGTCGTATCCGTAATTCTTCTGATACCAGTCGTTGTATGCCTGGTCGATGTTGCCCTGTGCGTAGTCCTGCTGCACTTGGCCGAGGCCGGCTAGCTGGCCATTGAACTGGGCCTACAAGGCCCTCGATCCATTGAGCGAGTTGGAAGCCCCGAGAATGTTCTGGCTGTTGTTCTGCGATGCCGCTAGCTGGTTCTGGAAGCCCTGCTGCCAGCGATCCGCCTGGTTGTTGTAGTCGGTATAGCGCAGGTTGTCCGTGTTCGTTGCAAGACTCTGTGCGAGCTGCTGCTGGCTTGCCGTGGCCGCCTACTGCATCGCCGACCCACCGAACGCCCCACCCTGTGCAAACTGGGTCGGAAGCTGCACGCCCGCACCCTGAAGATACGAGTTGGTGATATCCCTGTTGGAGTCGCCAACGACCTTATCAAGGTATTGGTTGGGACCGGCAAACGGACTCGCCTGAGCCGTGACATTCTGGCTTCCGCCCATGATTTGCTGGAGGGCATCGTTTTGCTGGGGATTTCCCAGTGCCCCTTGAGCCGCATTCGCGAAAGACCAATCCTGCCCAGCAGAAAGAGGGGCATTTAATTGCCCGCTGTATGACTGATACGGCTTTGCATTCTGCGCATTTGTCTGCCCGATGAACTACTGATAGTCGCTCGCCAGCCAGTCCGGGATCTTGGTCTCGGTCGTGGTGGTTGTATTTTTCGGTGCTCCGCCGCCGCCCATATTAAACCTCGTACCAAGTGGTGATTTTCTTGTATTTCGCCGTCCAGCCCTCTTGCGGGCTAGAGAAGACGACGCGTTCAATACCTGCCTCGTTAGCAACGTGGCGGGCGGCTTCGGCCCCCAGATGACCGCTGGATTTCTCGACGGAATAGCCGATCCAGACGTTGAGGACGGGGCTGTCCTCGTAGGGGAAAGTGATGGCCTGGAGGACGGCAAACCCCGTGTAGGCACCCTGACGGTAGCCCGCGTACAGGGAAGCGTTGCCCGTCATCAGAGCAGCGTAGATATCCTCGGGAATCCACGGCTCGCCATTGGTCTCCTTGACCTTCACGAGACCCGGCAGGATGACCGGCCATATCTACCGAATGTTGGCGACGTGATTGTAGGCAATCGTGCCGTCTGCGGTGACGCCTGAGATAGGAGGAAGCATTAGTTGCCTGTCAGTGTGCGGACGGGAAGCCACGTACCGGGAGTGCCGGCTACGGTGCAGCGCCACCCGTGTACGAGGTATTTCGAGCCTGCCGTACCTAGTTCAGCCGGGGCCGAATTGAGGATGAAGTCACCCACGGCATTCTGTCCTGCGGTGGGGATGGTCGCCTGAGCGTTGTAGTGCGCAGCGACGCGCCCTTCGGTGATCTGGTTAACCTGAGTGGCCGTCTGCCGGTACAGGTCGGAAAGGCGCAGGACGAGCTACTGAAGGTCGCCGGGTAGTGTGGGGTTCTGTTGCAGCTTCATTCGGGCGTCGTCGGGAGGATTTCGGGCGTGTAGCCGTTGATGACCATCGTCCCGGTCCACGACATTCGAACCCGATGCCAGCGGGCGTCGCGATGGAAGTCGAAGCGACCGTTGGTCTGGGCAATCGTCGTGTCCTGAACGGGCGATACGCCGAAGTCGTACCGGTAGTAGTTCGTCCCCGTCGCAGCGGTTGGGCTCGTCCTGTAGCGAGGCGTAACGCGACGCAGAAGGGAGTAGTTCGTCTCATCGCCAAGGTCGCCCGTAATGAGGTACGAGGCACCCGGTACGCCGGTCAGGCTGTAGAGCTTGTGGTCGGTAGCGATAACGCCTGGGACCGTGTTGTCGGCGATCCAGAACGGCGAGTCGTAGGCGATGTTGGGCAGGTTGTCGTAGGTGCTGTAGAGCGTGCCCAGACCGTCGTAGGTCACGTTACCCGACGAATACTGGATCACTGCCTCGATGGACCGGGCGAACTTTCCCCACTGGTTCGTGCGGATGTTGTAGACCACGCACAGGTCACAGATACCGGTCGATGCCGTGCTAGGGAAATACCAGTACACCAGATCGCGAGTGAGGTCGGCACCGCCCTTGATATTCGACCGCTGCGAACCGTTGAGGTTGGTGAAGAACCACTCGCGGATGGGCGCACCGATGGACCGGGGAACCGTTCCGTCGTAGACGAAGAAGTCATTGGGGCCGACGAAGAAGTGGCTTGCGGCCACGACCACTACAGCCTCTTGACCGGAGCAACCGATCTCACCCGGAATGCGCTGCCACTGCCAGATAAGGGGTGGGCCAGCGTAGGTGCCGCGATACATGGATTTCTCCTTGTACGCGATCACATCGGGGCCGAACTCTCGACCTGCGGTGATGGGGCCCGGGGCGTCCACGAGGCGCCCGTTGGCTGCCTGAGAGCCGATGGTGGGCGTCCACGCGGTCTGGTCGAACAGGTTGGAGCACCACCACCCGTCAGGCTGGTCACCGAAGCCGCCCGTAAGGTCGGATACGTTGAAGGCCATGACGAAGTTGGAGGCTGAGCAGATGATGCCCGCAGCCGGCGACGTGGCGATGTCAGCGAACGAACCAGAAGGTGCGGCCTACTGGATTCGCTGAGCCCGGTTCACTGCCAGGATGTTGCTGCCGAACATGGTGAAACGCCAAGGAGCGAGTCCCGTGTACCCGCCCGCCTTGCTACGGTCGACCCACGCACCGCCTGCGATGTCCCACAGCTTGGCCGTGGTGCCAGCCACGATGCGCTTGGTGCCGTCCAGCAGCGTCCCGACATAGGCACCCTTGCAGGCGCTATCCAGCGCGGCCAGACCGGCATCCACAAGGCTATTGCCCGCTGCGAACCCCTTGGTCGTCGGGATGATGTTGTCGCAGTCGACGATAACGCCCGGAGTCTCGGGGTCCGTGTCAGGGCCAAAGCCGATGAAGGGAATGGCACTCATGCGGTGATGAAGTCCACGCGGGGACGCGGCGACGGGCCATAACGAAGCATATCGTCGTTCTTCTTCATGGCAGCAAGGGCCGTCTGATAACCCTGACCGAACAGGGCCGTGCGCTGGTCATCGCGAAGGTAGATGCACGCCTCCAGCAGCGTCCCATAGAGGTACATCTGGGGCTGGGCGAGGATCAGCCAGTTTTGCGTGGCGGAGTCCGAAAGGCTCGGGATGTAGCTGTAGTAGTACATGCGGTAGTCCGTATCCGCTGCACCCACGATGTTGATGACGCCGTTGACCATCGTGTAGCCGATGGGCAGCACGAAAAGCTGCGAGTTCGTGTCCTGAATGGTCGGTAGCGGATATAGCTCGCGCTCGACACCCTCAAGGCTGACGATGAGCGCCTGGACCTGCCGAAATCCTGCCGGTGGGGTGATGACACCGCCCACTGACGTGCCTGACACGAGGGACTACTGGGGCGACAGGCGAAGATCGTTATTCATCCGGGCTTCGGCAAGCTGGATGAAGTCGGGAATGACAGCCGTCAGGTCAGCACGCGCTAGGAATTGCGCAACTTTTGCCTATAGGGTGCTGTAGTCGTTAATCATTGCTTAGACCTTACCCTGCCAGATGCGGAAAGCGGCGAATTCGGATGAATTCATGATGCGCTTGAGGTGTACGGGGTTCACTTCGAACTCGTGGAGCGTGATGCCGTGGTCGTTGATGTACTTCTCGACGAAGACCATCGGCAGTCGCATGGCGTGCTTCATTTCGGCCGATCCGACAGCCCCGATGGAGCGTAGATTGGCACACGACTCCAGCACGGGCTCGACATCCTGAACACGGTTCTAGGTCATATCGTCTCCATCGAAGGAGACGTGCGTCTGGATCAGCCCCATTCGATGGGAACCACGTTGACCGTGCCAGCAGCGGCGTCCTGAATGACGGCAAAGACATCGTAATTCTGCACGTTGATGGTGACCGCATCGCCAGGCATGAGCAGAAGGTCGTTGGCGGTGGCAACTGCCGTGGTCTTGTTGAACCGGATGTGCGCAGCGACCGTAGCGGCCACGCGGACGTACTTGGCGACCACGCCCGCCGAATTGACCGGGATGGGTGTCTGTGCCGAGGCGGCACCGGATGCCACGGTCACGCCAGGCATATCGATGTTGAGACACGTAATGGTGGACTTGAAGGACATTCGTTACTCCCAAGGGAAGGCCCCCTTTCGGGGGCCAACCACATTGCAGGTTCTTACGTGAGGTCGCGCACAACCGCGTGGGCCAGATAGTTGTCCATCTGGAGGCCGTACTCCCAGGTGATCAGCATCTTCTCCGCGTCGCCCGTCTTCGCCAGTGGCTTGGCCTCGACGTTACGCAGCGTCTTGAAGCTGACGTGGTCGTAGTCGAGCAGATAGGCCGCTGCGTCGATGAAGCGATCCGGAACCACCTTCAGCGAACCGAAGTCGGTCACATACACGTCATACGCGGCGTGGAGCTTGTTGCTGTCGGCCTGTTCGAAGCGGGTGGCGTTGCCCGTGAAGCTGGACACGATCACCTTATCGGACGGACGGACGAGCAGCTGGGTCGGAGCGCCGCCAGCCGTGTAGGCCGTCTGCATCGCCGACTTGACCAGTGCCTCCGAGAGCGCACGAGCCGTACCGGCGACCGCAGCCGTGTTGGTGGACGGGATCGGGAAAGCGCCCGCACCAGCACCCACGGAACCCTGCGTGATCCACCCGGCAAGGCCGCGCGTCTGACGTGCAACGGTCGTGGAGCCGGCGTTGAACGTGCCGTTCTGGACCAGACCCGTCTCGGCGTCGCGCTTCAGCTCCTTGAGCTTCTTCGACTTCTGGTAGGCGATTTCCGACTTACGGCCCGCCTTGTCCACCACTTCCTCGGTATCGGAAATGATGAAGTTCTTGGTCGAGACCTGGCAGTAGTTGCCCCAGCGGGTGGACGGGGTGACGGCCGTGAAGCTGGCAACGTCGTCGCCTTCGAGCTGGGCGTTGTTGGCCGCAGCAGCGAGGGCTTCGGTCTGCCATTCGAAGAATCGGGCCGAAGCCTTGCCCTTTTTGAGCGCCGAGTAGAACGGGGTGTCCGTCGGCGAGATCATATCGATCACGTCCGACAGGTCTTCACGCTAGCCGATGGCGGCGTAGGTGGTAAAGGTATTGGCAACAATCGTCACTTAGCTATCCTCGTTATTTAGAGCGGGCCAGCAGGTAGGCCGCTACATCATCGACGTTGCCGGTGCGCTTGGCGCGTTTGGCTAGGTCGTCGGCCCGTTTCTGTGCTGGCGTGTTTGTGGGGGTATTGGCATTGCCGGCCTGTACCGCCTTGGGCGGGGTTCTGGCCTGCACTACCTATTTCTGCTTAACTGCCTGTGCGCGATCCCACATAGCTGCCTTGTGGGCAATCAGGACGGCGCGATGGTCGATGAGATCCTTCAGTTCTTCGGGGCTGTAACCGTTCGATACGAGGAAGTCAGCCACTTCGCGTTGTGCTGCTGCTCGCTTCGTCTGGTCACGCCACTCAGGCAACTTCTCCAGTAGCAATTCCTCGTTCTCGCGGAAAGATTCGGTGCGGGCTTTCTCCGCCTCGTTCTTCTTCATCTGCTCGATGGCCGAGTGGTGATGCTGGATTTCGTTGAGGCGTGCCGACTTGGACGCCATTTCCTGCTGTTTTGCGACCCATGCCGCTGGATCGCTCTGAGCTAGCTCGGCAAGTTTCGCTTGGTCCCCTACTAGCTCCTGATAGAGCACGCTACCCAGGACATTGAGCTGGTTGATACGGTTTTCGTATTCCTGCTTAACAAACTGGCGTTCTTGCGTGATCTGCGAGGTTAGCTGTGCAGCTTCCTGCGTCTTGCGGGTGTAATCCTGTTGCCGCATGTAGCCCTTAAAGGCTTCATCGGCGGTAACTTCCAGTTCCTCACCCTGGACGGTGATTTTCTTGCTCTTGGTCAGCCATTCGTCTTCCTTGGCCTTGGCTGCGGCGGCTTCCTTTTCCTCCGGCGTGCTCCCGTCGTCGTCCTGCGCTTCAGGCTGCTCCTGTTCCGCGGCATCTTCAGCCTCGGCCTCGGGTTCGTCAGTCGTTGCAGCCGCTTCCTACTCGTCTTCGGGATACTTCGGCTCCAGCCGCTTAAGAATTTCGTCTTCCGTCATGCCCTGCGAAGGTTCAATGGCGGTGTTATCGACTTCCCCGGTGGGATTGGTCATGGTGGTTACTCGTTAGGGTGAAATTGTGGTCCCGTTGTTGAGCAGGACCTTCCAGTTGCCTCTATCTACCGGAGCGCCTGAGTAGATCCCAGTCCACGTCTCCTGGCATTCGAACGGTACGGTGATGCGACACACGGTCAAGGGGCGCACAAGGCACTCAATGCCGCTCAGAACGCTACAGAGCCCCGGCCAGTCGCTTGGGCCACACGCATCTTCAGGGTGGCCTCGGCCATCTTCCCCGACTCGATCAGCGACGACAGGTGCGCTTGTACTCTCTCGGACGCCTTCAGCATCAGGTACAACTTTTCGCGGCCTTCCACGTCTCTTGCCGGGGACTTTGACCATCTTTCCTGTACCTCGTTAGCGAATGTGGCGAATGCTTCGGCCAGAAGGGGCTCGGCGAGAAGTTGAGCGGCCTTCTGTCCACGCTGAATCTCGGCTTCCATCAGGGCAGTCATTCGCGGGCCTCTTGGTAGTCGGCGTCAGCATCGGCCGTGGACGGGTCTTTCGCGCCCATGGTCTTAGCGGACAGGATCTTAGCCTCGGCATTGATGCGTGCAATGCGCTCAGCGGAGGCTAGTTTCATCGCCTCGATGCGCTCTGCCGACTCCATGCTCATCTGTGCCTTCTGCATCGTCAGTTGGGCTTCTAGCTGGGCCTTCTCGCGGGCAACCTGTATCGCGCTCTCGGCCTGCATCTGGTTACGCTGGGCCTCAAGCTGGGTTTCCTGCTGCGACTGTTGCGCCTGGAACTCCTGTTTCATGCGCTCGACTTCTACATCACCCTGCTGCTTGGCCTGCTGGAGCTGGCCCTGCTGCTGCAACTCGGCCTGCTTGGCCTGCGAGTCGGCCTGAATCTTGAGGATGGCCGGATCGGGTTTGTCCTGCTGCTGTGGGCCTTCGCCGGGAGCAGTGAAGTACCGACCTACGTCCTTCTTACCCATCGCAGCCAGGAGGTCCTCAAGGCTGCTGTAGGCATTCTGTGGCTGCACGAGGCCATACTGCGCTGCCTGCTGCTGGATCTATAGCAGCATCATGGCGTTCTGGATCTGCTTGGCCTTGCTCGATGTGCCAATGCCGATAGATACGGACATCGAATAGTTGTTCTTCCACGCCCGGGGATCGACGGCCATCCAGTTGCCGTTGACCTTGATCTGGGCCTAGCGGTCCTGATATTGGGTCGCGTTCTTGAGCAGCAGGCGGTACACGCGGCTGATGAACGTCTCAGCGATCACGCGGGCGATCAGTTCAAGTCGCTGGTCTGCCTGGTCCTGAAGGGTTGCGACGCCCTCCGAGCCGATCTGCGACTTCGACAGTTCCTCGCCTACAAGCCCCTGCGAGAACTGCTTGATGCCGGTGCGGTTGTCTCGCACGCTATCGAAGTAACTGATGCCAGCCTGAGCGTTCGGGCCGATATCCGTCGTGGTCAGTTCGCGAACGGCGTCCGGGTTATCGGCACGGATGATGCCGCCCGGGCGCGGATTCAGCAGGTCGTCGAGGTTAACCTGACCAGCCACCACGATCTTCTGCGGGTTGTTCGCCAGGTACAGGTTGTCGAGGTACTGACGGGTCACGGCGGTCTTGATCCGCTGAATGTCCTCCGTCAGATCCCACATGCTCAGGCCAATGAGCTTGTACGGCATGAGGTTGGGGCAGCACAGGGCAAACTCGTGGTCGTCAACGATCTCGTTTTCGAAGATGACCGTGCCGGCCTTGACGATACGTCGATATTCGGCAATGCCATCACCGTCCGCGTCCACCCGGATGTACACGAGCTGGAGGGTTACGACGCGCTGGCTAGGATCCGGGGAATCGTCATCTTCGGAAACCGTGAAGCTGCCATCGTAGGATTCACGTTCCATGCGCTCGCCGTACGTGTCGCCCTCGTCGTCACCCGTGGGGATCTCGGCAACCTTATCCGCGTCGTAGCCCATCGAAAGCAGGTCGGAAACGGTGCGCTCGGTGTTCTAGCCCACGCAGCGAAGCTTCTCGATGTCGCGGCTGTCCTTGCTGAACCAGACTTCCTCGGGCGGCACGCCCTCAACCACGATGTTGTGCTGCTTGGTCTTGCGCTTGGCCGTGACGTTGAACGTCGGCTGAGGCGGAGTGCCATCAGGTCCCGGCATGGCCTGAGCGGGAACCTGCTCGACGATCTCCACGTTCTGGTCAACGGCAAGCGCCTGGACATCCTGATCCGACAGGTACTCGTAGTGTTCCTCGCGCTCGTCCCACGCTTCCTCGCAGTAGACCTTGACCACACCCATACGGGAGATCAGGGCCGACTTGATGGCGTCGTGAAGGACCGTGAAGCCCTGGTTCTTGCGGAACAACATCCAACCACAGTATTCCGTGGCGTCGTTGGCGCTCTTCTCGTCCTCGGGGCCTTCCGCCTCAAAGCGGATCACGTCGTCGGCACCGCAGAACATGCGCATGAGCGAAGGCATGGCGGACTCGACGACTTCCAGCAGATCCTTGCTGACAACCTTGGACCGGCCATCTACGTCAGGCGGCGTCAACTCGTGCGTCGCCTCGCCCAGGTAGTACGCCATAGCCCGCGTACGGTCAGACGACAGCTAGTCCGCGTAGCCGATGCCGTTCGCCCGCTCGTGGTCGATGAGGGCGCACAACTCGCCGTCCGTCATCTTCTTGGATTTCTCTGCCATTAAGCGGTCGCCAGTGTCTTGTAAGTCAGTTTGCCGCCCCAGTCCTCGTTAGAGAGCTTCGGGGCGACGACGTGTAGGTAGCGGAACGCATCGGCACCGTGGCTGAACTGATCGTGCAGTGGAGCGCCAGGCTCGCCCGTGGATAGTGGCAGCGCACGCCTGTAACGCTTCAGGCACTCGACCAGAGGGCCGGCCTTGGTCTTGTCGAAGTAGACCTGTCCGAACTGCCTACGGGCCAGCCTGATGCCTTCCTCGATGCCGAGCCGTGGAACGATCTACACCTTCCATCCCAGTTCCTGCATGATCTCCTGCGATGACTTGCCGGTCTTGAAGTCCCGGTTCTCACCATCGTGCGGGAGCCAGATCGTGCCCCAGTTGTGCTTGCGGGTCTTCAGTTCCGTCGAGTACCAGTCCAGCGTCTTGTGGTTGCCTTCCACGTACTCGATCACACGGAGCTGACTGAGGTGCTTCTGGACCAGAATGAGCGTCATCTGGTCGTTCCAGCCAAGGTCGAACACTACATGGACCTTCAGGGCCGGATCGTATGGCACGTCGCAGATGCGGCTAGGCGTGGCTTCCTTGGCACTGGCTATCTCGTCGGCGTAGATCGCGCCAGAGACGGCAGGCAGACACACGCCCTCCCATGTGTGGTCGTACTCGGCCTTGGTCAGCATTTCCTTGTCGCGAAGCCGCTCGGCCTCAAGGATGCCGTTAAACCATGGGTTGTCCGAGTAGTTCATCTTCACAACGAACGAGTCTTCGGGAGCGTTCTCCACGAAGCGTACGTACGTCGGATCGGTGTCCAGCTCCGGGTTGAACGTGATCCAGACTTCGGACCCGTCCTTTCGGATGGTCGGGATCAGGATCTTCCAACTCCGCTCCGTGATCGCCTGCGCTTCCTCGCACCACACGATGTCCACGCCCTCGTAGGACTTCACGGACTCGGCGGTCTGGTCACTCAGGCCAGAGAAGGTGATCTCCGTGCCATTCAGGCCCTTGATGACCGTTGCCTGCACCTCGTAGAACGCGCCTAGGCCCATGGAGGCTATCTGGTCGCCCAGGAGCTTGTGTACGGAGTCCTTGATGGACTTCTGGATCTCTCGGGTGCAGAGGATGCGCAACGGCCTCTCAGCGCCCTACAGGAGCAATGCGCGGGCGTAACCCCAAGACTTGCCGGAGCCTCGCCCGCCGTATGCCACCTTGTAGCGTGCCGGCGTGAAAAGTCCCTCAAGCTTGTCAGGGAACTCGATCATGCTCAGCCTTGACGAACGAGATAGTCAGACCAGTCATCAGCGGGTTGTCAGGATCACCCGTCACCTGAGTGGGAAGAACCTTGCCAAGCAGCGTCATGAAGGCGCTTGGCGATGCTTCAGCCTGCGCCACAAGGTAAGCGACACCGCCCTTCCGATCCAGCGCCTACAGGATCATCTCCTTAAGCGTCGCAGTGGTCTTGTTGGGGGAGCCCTTCTGGCGCCCGCCAGTTTTAGGTTTCCCCTTGCCAGCCATCTGTCTGCCTCTGTTTTAGATAGCGCACTATCTATTCACAACTTCAGCTCCAGGCCAATCCTAGAGCCGTTTCATGCGTTCAGAATCTATTCGTGTTCACGATTCGTGAACAGCGAACGTTAGTTGGATTGGGTCAGGGACTTGTCTCATCACCCGGCCACCAATCGTAGCTAACCTCGCGCTTGCTCACTGGATCCCAGTAGATCACCGAGATCTTGCCCTATCCTTCGCCGTCTTTCCGGTCCGTGCTGGACGAGGCAGCGGCTTTCGCCACAGGTTCGTGTGACGGTTCACTAGCATTTCCATGTGTTACCTCGTGTGTGGCGGGGGCGGTCCGATTCGAACGGACATCCGAGAACTTTAGAGATTCTGGCTCTACCGTTGAGCTACGCCCCACTAAACCCTCAAGCCGCAAGCTATCCACGTAGTTCTTCTCGCGGACACTTGCGTAGTAATCCTTCTTAGCCGCAAACACTCGATCCCAGTTATCCGAGAACGTCTGCTCATCCACACTCAGCGGACGACGGTCATCGCCCTTGCCGCTCATGCAGACGGCGGATTCGCGAAGTGGCTGTCGAGGTAGTAGGTCAGGTCGGCCCACGTACCGAACACGAGGCTCTGTGACGCTGGGTCGGCCGGCGACTGCACCACGGCGAATCCGTTATAGGTCTTGACGATGGTGATCGCCGGTCCACTGATCCAAGTCGGGTCGCCCTGCATTTAGTCTTCCTCTATGGTTTTGAGTTTTTCGCCAATCACTGCGGCCTGACCCACCAGAATCGAAACGTCTTCACCAGCTACCTTGCCGGTGGCAATCGCGCGGGATATGTCGCTACGCATCATCTGGAGGTGCATACGCCTTGCAGCATCCGGGTTGAACGGAGTGTCACTCTTGTGGGGATTGCCCATCACTCACCTACCTTGTATTTTCCCCACCCGCAGATGGCCTTGCCAGTCTCGTCATGGGTCAGGATTTGTTTGGCCGTGCCATCGGTCAGCACGTCGTCTTGGGATACGTAGATGGGCTTGGCCCAATCACACCCGTTAATCCCTGCTCCAGTTGTCGCGCAACCGGCCAGCAGCAGAATCGGGAGGCACATCGCGAACAGGAATAGTCGGAGCGGTTGGTAGCGCATCTACGGTGTCCTCAACCTTCGTTCGCTTCTTGTGGTTCTTCGCTACGACCTTTTCCGTCTTCTGAACCTGCGCATCCCTCTCGTTGGTCACTGCTGAGTGGTGAACCCACAGCAGGCTTGCTAGCCAGAGCGCGAGTCCTACCCCAATGCTCCATACCCATCGCTGCATCGTCTTATGCCTCGCAGTCACAGGGTCCGGGCTGTCTAGCCGGTGCCACACTCGTGCTGCATGTGTTCGTGTGGGTGGCCTTGCCGCTTGCCAGGATGTAAGCCTCGGCCAGTCGTTCGTTTAGCCACTCCCTCGGGTCAATCATCGCCAGGGCCGAAGTACATGCGGATGGTGATTACGCCTGCGGCTACGATCAGTCCTAGGGTTATCCAGTTACTGATGGTCTGTGCCATAGCCAACCTCTCGGTACTGCTCGGCGGTGAACTTGAATGGGATCGAGCCCATGAGCTTGAACTGGGTGTCGTTGTAGTTGATGACTACCGCGTAGCTCGTCACCCCAACGACCTGACCGGACAGGTTGAAAATGCCCGAACCGCTATCCCCATAGAAGCCGTTCAGGTCGTAGATCGTCGTAACAACCCCTTCTTTCTCGTCGTATCCGGCCACATGGCCTTCGCGGTAGAGGAAGTTTAGGAACGCCGGCTGGCCCCAGAGGAAGATGAAATCGCCAGGCTTAGGCGACTCCCCCAACTTGGCCCACGAGGTGAACGTGGTATCTACGACCAGCATCGTGTGGTCGTTGCCGTCCTCGATCTACTGCTAGACCTTGACATCCTTGCCGTTGACCGTGAGCGCCTTCATCCCTACGAAGCAATGTGTCGCCGACAGGATCAGGTGTGGGCCAATGGCCGTACCGCTACACACCCCGTTTCCGTCCATTTCCAACCGGAGTGCTACTGCTCGACTTCGACTGAGCAGATCGTCTCGCGGTGAATGCGTCGCGCACCCTACCGCAGCCAGGACAAGGACGAGGTAGAACGCGATACGCATTTTCATTTACTGCCTCAAACCGGAGTGTCCGGCGGCTTCTTGGTTACGGCTGTTTCGGCCACTTGAGCCGAGAAGTACAACCCTAGAACCCATGTGGTCATGCTTGCCCACTGGGCCGAGTCGATCTTGTTGAATATGAGCAGGCCGAGCGCCGCAAGGAAGGCTGCACAGGCAAGCTAGAAACGTGATTGTAGAAAGCCGCTCATGACATACAAAGCCGGTACTCGGCATTGCGCCTGTTGACCAATCCCTGAATCTTCCTGCCGCCTGCGTAGACCCACATAAGCAGGGCCTTGCAGGATCCGGCACGATCACCCTCGTTCGCCTTACGGGCCATCGTAGAGCCGCAGAAGTCGGTCACTCCGATGTTGAACGTGGTGCTTGTGAAGCTCGCAGCCTGGTTAACCGTCAACCGTTCCGCTGATACGCAGGACAGGACGCCCTAAGCCGCAATGCGGATATCTCGCTGGAACCAGAGGTTGCACTGGTAGTTGTCGTAGTGCTTGCCTAGCACTACCTCCGGCCCCGTATGGCCGGTACAGGCCGTCGTAACCCCTACAACGTCCGAGTAGCCCTCGTAGACCGTACCTTCCCATGGCTGGGTGAAGGCTGCGGCTGCGGCTACTACGGCGGCCAGGAACGCAGCGGCGAGCTTAGGACTCCGGAACGTCATTCTTCTTCGCCTACAAAGCCTTGTACCAGCGCCACAACTTCTCGCAGATCATCAGGCATGTGTACGCCGATGCCACGACGTACGAAAACGTATCCCACTACCAGCCCATCAATGAGGTCCCAATGAACCCTGCTACGGGCGTTGCCTTGATCGCGTCAGCGATATGCTCGGTCTGCATCGCTGATGCTTCCCCTGTTAGTTAGACGGTGAAGGAGCGCACTGCTCCCCCGGTGAAAACATCGAACTTCGCAGCAATCCTCACAGCCTCAGCCGGGGTCTTGCCGCAGGCCATCGCGGCCATCGCGTATTTAGCACCCGAACCGATGGCGAAGGACTTCGCTACCTCGTAAGGGATCATCTTGTCGGCCTCCAGGCAGTAGACCTTGGACCGACCGACCAGCAGGTAGCACCCACCGTCGTCATCCTCAGACCCACACACCGGGGAGAACTCGCCGGCTACCACCTGGCCGTATGCGACCGGAACGTAATCGAGGCGCCCCGCAGCGCAGAATATCCACCCTGCGTACGGACCACTCTCGACCCGGCGGACCTTTACGTTGCCGTGAAACTTGAAATTGCCCGTGATCTGGCTATCCGCTGCGACCGTGCCTCTGGATACAGCGATTGTGGTCAAGCGGGCGATCCTCGGTAAATAACCTTTAATAACGACCCGGCCTATTAAAGTTTAGGGCCGGATTCTTTAATTACGATGTGCGCTTCGTGGTACGTAAAGCCGGTTATGGCATCAGGTAGCGGACATTTAGGCCACGCGCGCCAAGGAGAACCGACTCTCTGCATTCTTGTACTGGCGCTTCAGGTACGAGGCCAACGAGCGGCTTTCGTACTTCCGACATAGGTAGTCGAGGCTAAGGGCCATCTCGCTGAACGTACCGTCGCGAACCTCGTTCAACACCACGATGCCGCGCCAATGCGAGTTCGCCATACCCTTGTAGGGCTCGTCGTGGAGGTAGCAGCTACCAGCCACGACACCATGCCGCATCTGTCCTGTGGCGTACTGCACAGAGCCCTGCTGGAGCCCCTGGCAATGCCCGTTAATGAAGCTCGTGCCTACCTTGGACAACCGATTGGCGATGGTTCCGCTGATCGGCTTACCTGTATTCGGATTCGAGAAATAGTGGGCGTAGGTAATCCCATCAATCTGGACGACGCCAGGAGAGCCGTTGAAGTACGGCACGACCTCCCAGCCCTTGTCGTTCAGGAGGTGGAGACCGATCAGCCCCTCAAGGACCGGATTGGCTTCGATATAGCGAACCAGCCTGTTCTCGTGGTTTCCGCGAAGTCGAACCATGCGCTTAGGGCGGAACGAGCCCATGCCCTCAAGGAGAATGGCCTCACCAGCGTTAGCCGCCTCGATGTCAGCGAGAAGCCTCTGGCCTTCCTTATCCTTGCTACCAAGGGCGCTATGCGTGGACATACTCGGGAAGTCGGCATTATCACCGATGTCCACGACCACATCAGGGGCGTAGTCACGGATAGCCATGCCAACCCATCGGTTGTAGTCCAGCGGCACGCCCGGCTTGATCTGACGGTCAGGAATCACGAGGTGGCGACGCGGTTTCATGCGGCAAGCTCCCATGTGTATCCCTTGCAGGTCCGGCGCTCACCGTGAATGCATTTGCTGACATTGGCCTGCGTGAAGCCAGCCTTGCCAGCTTCGGCCTGAGAAATGAACTCGATGACCTTGCCAGTCAGGACGTGAGTCCCACGAACCGGCGTTTCGGGGTTGGCATGCAATCCTGTACGCAGCGAATGCATGATGTTTGCGCCCCGCGTGCACCACTCCAGATTGCTGGCGTGGTTATTCATCTTGTTTCCATCGATGTGGTTGACATCGAGGGAATCGCCATCTCCGATCCATGCCAGTGCTACAGCACGGTGAACGGTGATCGGCGTGCGCCCCACCTTCGTCGTCATGTAGCCGTTGCTGTTAATCCACTGCGATGTCACGCGAAGCTTGCGACGGGCCGAGACCACGACGCCGTCTTCACTGACATAACCGTCCGGAATGCCCGGAATCGGCCGGAACTCAGACAAGTCCATGCTCAGTCCTCCGGGTCCGCCAGCGGCATGGCATAGCCAGCGCTCGGCGTGTGATCGTGCTCGGCCTTAACCAGCTCGTGCAGCATCCCATCAACGTTGAACTTGAGGGCGCAGAGGTTTTCCTTCAGCCCTGCCGGAGTCGAAACCCCACGGTGCTCGGACCAGACATCGAAGAAGTGACGCCACATGGACTTCATGTAGGCGTCGAGAGGGATCCCCCGCTGCCAATTATCTGAGTCGCGGACCTGACCGTCAGCCTGATGGCGATGCCGGTCCATGTACTCGCCGAACGCCTTTAGGGCATACGGGCTGAGGAAGCCGTCGAAGTCGATCTTGCCGGCATCCGTGTCACGGGTAGCTCCGGTGTCGAACTTACGAACGCCTGCACCAACCCAGTCCTGCGGAGTGGCAAAGGTTCCCAACGGATGACCGTGCTTATCGGACGGTATCACTACACCCGGATTAATCGTCCCACGAATCATATTGCCCCCGAAGGCATTGAATTAGTTTGCTGGTTGAGCCATCCAGCGATCACTCGGCCCGCCGACCTAGACCCCCTTTCGCCTGAACTGCCATCAGGTAGCAGCGATCCCCACGGCAGTGGTCACGCTCGACTAGGGCGCCGGTGCGATGAATCGGGCATCGCGGGCTGTACGCCACAACCGGCAAAAATGTCACTTAAGTGCGCGCTCCGGCCCGAAACCGGTGGAATAACGCCACTTGTGTAAGTCGGGATTTGCACCCGAAGCCACCGACCGAGACCGGATGGGCTGAAACTGGAGCGGGCCAGGAGAATCGAACTCCGCGTTCTTCGGCTTGGAAGGCCGTTGCGCGCCCTTTACGCTTGTTAACCCGCAATCTTGATATTCCGCTCAAGAATCAGCCGTTTCGCTGGAATCTTGAGGTATATGTCAGGTCACGGTTACCGAATCCGTGTCGTCCCGCCAGACGAGGCCCCTGCCTTGCGCAGGTAATCCCGGCCTCTTTCTGGCTGTGCGGCGACTACCGTTCGATGAACGGGCCCGCAGAGGCTTAGCCGGGAATCTCAGGCGTGTAATCCGCCCTCGTGACTGAGTAGATCACGGCATTTCGGATTGCCGCAGTCAGGTGGTGTTTATTTAATGCCGAAGTGGAGCGAACTCACCAAAGAACCTATTCCTTGCCGCGACGTATGCCTCGTGAGCCTCTTGCTCGGAAGCGAATGATCCAAGGTGCGTCTGCTTACCCATCACCTTTATCTTCGCGTGCCAGGTCGATGGGGACTTCCCCGGATAAGCTCCAATAAGTGAAGATTCCCGTCGACCATGAATGGTTAGGTTTTGCTGGTTTTGCCGCATGTCCGCCAGCCTGAGGTTGACTAGCCTGTTGTTGCTCTTGTCTCCATCGATATGGTCAATCTGGAATCCTTCGGGGTCGCCTACGCGCATCATCCAGGCCAATCGATGCGCGTAGTAGTTTTTCCCGCCGAATCCAATTACGACATAACCCAGGGCTCGGTTTAGATGGCCCGCCACCCTTCCGGGACCGGAGCTACCCATCTTCACTCTCCACACAAACTGGCCTGAATCATCGTTGTAGTCGAGGACGAGAAGGGCCTTATCCCTCACTTCTTCGTAATTCATGCAACAAGCCTCGATTCTCTGACGACCGTGTAGTGCTGGTGATGAAGCTCGGCCCGGTAGTTCCGGAAGCCGATGACCATCTGTGCGGCCACCTCCCCCCGGATGCGCTTGTACTTCGTGTGCCAGACGTTCAGACGCTTGGCGGTGATGTATGCGGGCTCGGTGTATTTCCCTGCGATGACGAATTCCAGGGCGTCGATGCCTGCCTGTGATACCCAGTCGCCACGCCCCCTAGGAGCCACCACAGCCTGCCCGTTAGTCTTCCGGGTACGTGTGTGCTGCCTAGCCATGCCGATGGCCCACGCGGCTAGCTGACGGTCGTACACGGTGTCGCCACGGACTACCCGGCTATACAACTGCCAGCCGGGGTAATGGGCATCAAACAACTTCGCCGTCCGGTTGGCCGCGTCGATACACGCATCGGAAAGTTCCGGCATGGCAAACGCCTCGTCCGTGTCGCGGCCTAGGATGTCGTGGGTGGTCATGCCGCTTCCTCGGTAGGTGACGGGGAAAGTGACTGAATAACGGCCATAGCTACTGCCTTTCGGCCATCGCCATATTTGAAGAACCGCTCAACCTCGTCCTGAAGTACTCCATCAAGCGTTGCCTTTGCCTGCCGCGTGATGATCGCAAGGAGGTTTTCTGGTGTGCAGTACTCGTCTACCGCCGCCTTTACGTACTCGTCCATCTGAAGCTGGTACTGGGTCATGGCCGTGCAGATGGCGTGCTTCATGCCTTCCACCTCCATCCGAATGATGGGCATAGTCATCACGCCGCCTCCTTCATCTTCGTGTAGTTAACCGCCGTCTGTAGCTGGGCCCATGCCCAGTCAGGCGATATGCCGAGAAGTTCCAGAATGTTCCGCTCGTTACCTCCAGGGAGTTCGATCACCCCACGGACGGCGAGGTCACCAGCGGGAATGTCCGCGTTGACGTACTTGCCACCACTCAGGCCGAAGCCGAAGTAGTCATAGACGGCCCGCGAGTAGATGGCCCACAAGAATTCATGCTCACGAGTCCGCCAGTCAGACGAAAGGTGAGGCGACGGACGCACGGTGATGACGCCATGGTTTTCATGGCTGTCGGATTTCCGCTCGTGTGCCGGCGACGCCGAGGCGATGTGGTACAGGGAGATCCGGAGTGTCTTGCTTAGATGCTGGCTGTTCATGACAAATCCACGATTTTCTGCGAGTAATGGAGACGGTTGGAAACCTTCTTGTGCTTCCAGCCGTGGATGTGAACGAGCCAGCCAGCCTTACGGCAAGCCGCTAGGTAGTCAGCGTGCACGTCGTCGGTAATCTTCTTCAGTCGGGCCGACACGTTCGTCCATGAGGTCGTCTGGACCAGTAACGTCTCGGTTCCACGGAGGGCGATCACGTCGCCAAAGCCCCACAAGTCTTTCCGGATGTTGGCCCCAGGTATCCAGCGCTCTACGACTTCGGCAAGCCAGCCATCGGTGCGCAGGAAGGCGAGCGTCAATTCGGTCGGGGACTTAGCCATTACACCGTCTCCCGAAGATGCTCTGGTGCCCAGATGCACTCGGACCACTCGATCTTGTCGTTCGCGTCGGTGGCTGGCTCAAGCTCCCAAGGCCAGAAACAGAACCCATCGTCACCACCGATGGTTACCCCGACATTCCCCGGCTCGTCGTCCATGTTCGTGCAGTCAAGTTCGTTTACAAATCCCTCCGAACCGATAACGTGCGCCCATGAAAGATCGTCACAAGCGACTACTCTTACGCGTTGGCCCACAAAGAACTTAGCCATCAGTGCATCCTCAGCTCTTCACCGGCCCATCCCATCGCGCGCTGACCAATGAGTCGGCTGTAGGCTTCCTGCGCGTCCTGAAGCCTCACGCGAAGGTCTACGTTGTCGGAGGCCATGCCGAAGTAGCGTTCCTCAAAATCCTCTGCACGTTCACGGTGAAACCGAACGCGGAACGACGAGTAAGCCAAAGTACCTGCCGCTACGAGGGCGGCGATGATCAGCACGATTACCATTTGATAAGGCCCTCATTGATTAACTGCAGTTGAGTACGGAAGACGCCATCAAGGAACCATCGCTTAGCGTCTTCAGGGGAAAGGAGTTGCGTGCGACGGTCCCCCTCGCCGTGGCACCGGTCGCAGACCCATGCGCCCATGATGTCCGGGGCTTTCTGACCCATCCCAGTGATGCCAGCCATGCGGATGTGCCCGAGAACCACCGTCTCTGTGTCGAACGAGCAGATGCCTGGGTAGCGGACCATGCACTCACGACCCCTGGCGGCTTTGCGGAGGTCGGCCATATCAGTCGCGCACCAGTTCGTTGAGGCAGAAGAAAGCGCAGGCCCACCCGTATTGCCCGACAAGCACCAGCACAATGGCAATCCACTTAAGCATCACGTCACCTCGTTGGGATCGCAGACGTAGATCCCGATCTCGGCCATGCGGCGCTGGATCTCGGCTACGTAGTTGAGAAATTCGACCTTGCTCATGCGGGAACTACGGCGGACCGGACGCAGGCGCTTACGTCCGAAGCCTTCGACTGTCTCCCATCCGTAGATTTCGCCGAGGAAATATTCGTGCAGGTCTTCGGGGCTCCATCCGTCGAGCTGACCGCTTGCCAGAATGTCGGGGTATGCACTTCCCCAGAGGAACCGGTTCTGTGCGCTGCTACGGGTGTCGGCGTACTCCTTCACCTCGACCTTGACCCGCTTGCCTGGCAACGCTGCCAGCAAAACGGCAGCTAGGCGGCTGATATCCGACTCCCTGTCGGTTGCTGGCAGGACGGCGATCACTTGCTTACGGAGTACGTCACGGAGTGAACTCGGGCGATCCGCTCGCCATGCTCATGGCTGGCAAACTCACGAGCCATTTCACGGGTGTTGGCAAAAGTGATGACGCTGCCGTCGTAGGCGTCAACGACACACCATCCCGGCACGTCTTTGCCAACGGCGTCCACGTACGTCCCGGTGCGGATGTGGTTGCTGTGCTGGTTCATTTGAATTTCCTCGTGTTCTGTCTGAAGGATTGCCAGTAGTCGTGCATCTGAACTAGTCGGTCGCCGTCCAGGCTGTTGGATTGGTCCGGTCGCTTCCCGATGGATCGTCCGTTTTCTTCTGCGTAGATCAGCTTTGGATCGAACTCGATCAGTAGTTCTTTCATTTCGGCGGCGAAGGTGAAAATCGCTCTGAGTTCCGTCGCCTTCCGTTCCCGCTCGTCGAT